CGCCAGAAGGTGTATACCTCCTGCGAGATCAACACGAACTTTGCCGAAACCGGGGAAGCCTATCTGGTGGGGCTGGCCGTGACCGACAACCCGGCAAGCCTGGGGACTGAAATGCTGCAATTCTCGGCTCAAGCAACAGTCAATCCGCTGGCCGTCCGTAAAACCCATCCGCATAACCTCTTTAGCTCTGCGGCGGAAACCGTGATGGAATTTGAAGAGATCAGCACCGCCCCCGGTCTGGTTGATCGCATCAAGGCCTTGTTCGCCCACCAATCCCAATCAAGTGATGCGCGTTTCTCGGATGTACAAGGCGCAGTGGAAGTCATCGCCACGCGTGTGGTGGAAGTGGAGACCAAACTCAGCCAATGCGGGGCTGGTGTGGCCAAGGTGGAAGTACTCGCCGCTGCCCATGAAAAGTTGGTCCAGGAATTTACCGCGCTCAAGGTGCAACTCTCAGGCCAGCAAGGCAGCCCTGAACGTCCGCACGCCACCGGTGGCACGGGTGCAATTCAGACCGATTGCTGACATACCCAGGCCGACACCGCCGACCCCGACAGACACCCAAAAATGACAATGGAGAAACACCGCCATGCGTAACGAAACCCGTAAAGTCTTTAATGCCTTCACTTCCCAGGTAGCCACCTTGAATGGTGTGCCCAATGCCGCCGAAAAGTTTGCCGTCACGCCCACCGTGCAGCAGAAGCTGGAAACCAAGATGCAGGAGAGCAGTGCCTTCCTGCAACGGATCAACATCATGGGGGTGACGGAACAATCCGGCCAAATCCTGGGCCTGGGAGTGGGCGGGCCGATTGCTTCCCGTACCGACACCACACAGAAAGAACGGGGCACGCGGGACATCACCACGATGGATGAACGCGGCTATCAATGCGTGCAGACCAACTATGACACGCATCTGACCTATGGCAAGCTCGATGCCTGGGCGAAGTTCCCGGACTTCCAGACCCGCATCCGCGATCTGATCGTCACGCGTCAGGCACTGGACCGCATCATGATCGGCTGGAACGGCGTCCGTGCTGCGGTGGAAACCGATCTGAATGCCAACCCGCTCTTGCAGGATGTGAACAAGGGCTGGTTGCAGCTCATCCGTGAATACCTCGGTGGTGCGCTCTTCATGAAGGAGAGCAAGGCCGGAACCGGAGTGATCAAGGTCGGCAATGGCGTGGATGACAAAGAGGGTTACAAGAATCTGGACGCCCTGGTCATGCACATCGTGAGTGCCTACATCAAACCCTGGCACCGTGAAGACCCGGGTCTGGTGGTGATCATGGGGCGCAATCTGCTGGAAGACAAATACTTCCCGCTGGTCAATCGGGATCAACGCGCCACCGACGTGCTGGCCACCGATGTGCTCATGAGCCAGAAGCGCGTAGGCGGCCTGCAGGCAGTGACTGTGCCCTTCTTCCCGGATAACACATTGATGGTCACGCGCCTGGATAACCTGTCGATCTACTATCAGGAAGGCGGGCGGCGCCGTGCCGTGCTCGATGAGCCCAAGCGCGACCGCATCGCCAACTATGAGTCGAGCAATGATGCCTACGTGGTCGAAAACTACGAGTGCGTCGCCGCCGCTGAAAACATCCAGATCATTCCTGATCCGGTGACACCGGCTGCCACCACCAGCGCCACGGCCGCAACGGGTGCCTGATGATCAACCACGCCAAAGCCCATATGGAGCGCTGCTTGGCCGCCCTGGCGGCCCAGCAGGGCGTGGCCAACGCCCGCCACCACGCGACCGGTTACGAGTTGATGCTCGCCAAGCTGGATGAAGACCGGCGGCGCCTGCATCAGATTCAATCCACCCAACGCAAAATCGCGGTCAAGCGCGAACTCTTGCCCGAGTATGCCGCCTGGGTGGAAGGGGTACTCGCCGGAAAATCCGGGGTGCAAGATGATGTGTTCATGATGGTGATGCTCTGGCAGATCGATGTGGCCGACTTTGCTTCTGCCTTGACACTTGCCCGCTATGCGCTCGCCCACAAACTCGTGATGCCGGAACGCTTCAAGAGAAGCACGGCCTGCCTGATCGCGGAAGAAATGGCAGAAACCACCCTACGGGCCAGCACAGTCGATCAGGCCAAGTATGCCGAATGCTTGGCGGACTGCATGGCCTTGACCGCCAGTGAAGACATGCCCGATGAGGTACGCGCCACGCTTCACAAGGCGGCGGCCTATGCCATGCTGGCACAGAAGAAGGTGACGCCGGATCGATTGCGGCAGTGTCTCGCGTGGTTGCAGCGTGCCTTGCAACTCTATGAACGCGTGGGCGTGAAAAAGGACATTGAGCGGATTGAACGCGAATTGAAGAACCTGGACGCTTCAGGCTGACCGCCTGAGTCTCCACACCGGGCGCACCCCGCACCTGGGCGGCTCAGGGCGAAGGTGGAGACATGGCTTGCCATCCTCAAAACCTTCTGCCCTGACCACCGCCCCCCATAGACACCCACTCACACCCCACTGCCAGCACACAACAAGAAAGGCTGAACGGATATGACAACAGGAAATCCCCTTGGCACAGGTGCCAATCCCTTTAGCGGGAACGCGAACCCCTTCGGTTCAAGCCCCGTCGTCAGTGTGGGCGCAGACCCTGCGGGTGTATCGGGTGGGGTGATTGATACCGGCCCTTTCTGGCCTGTCGTTGATCCACGCCAAGCGCGTCTGGCCATGCGCCTGGATGGCAACGTGATCGAAGAACGCTTGCGGGCGTCCCTCGTGGAAGCGGTGATATCGGCCATTGAAACGCTTTCCGACTGGAAGTTTGCCCGCCTTGCTGAAGGCTTCACCGCGCTGGCCCAAGTGCCTGCCCCCCAGGTGGATGGCGAATCCATCCATGTGCATCGCTTTTTGCGTGCAGTGCATTGCATGGCGGCGGCCAATCTGGCGGAACGTTACCGGGGGATGGATGCCACCGGGGCCGGAGCGCGTCATGCGGAACTGGTGGAGTCCCCCATTGAGGATTTGCGCCGCGATGCAGCTTGGGCACTCTCGGATATTCAGGGGCGTGGGCGAACGACGGTGGAGTTGATTTAGTGATTGCCACGGCCCGCCAAGGCGAAACACTGGACGCTCTGTGCTGGCGCATGTATGGCGCCACGGCGGGCTATGTCGAACAGATTTTAGTGGATAACCCCGGCATTGCCGCCTTGGGGCCGTTTCTCCCTCATGGCACCCAGGTGGTGATGCCTGACCCGGCTACCTCCACCACAGCAAACACGAAGACCACGGCAGCCACGGTCAACCTTTGGGATTGAAAGACTATGACAACATCAAACACCACTTTGGCGAGCTACGGCACCAGTGTATTTCTCACCCTCAAGGGGCTGTATCAATCTGCCTCCGATGCTTGGGCCGGTATGCCATTGGAAAGCAAGATTGGCGTGGCCCTGGGGGTCGGCACCTTTGCCATTAACTGGTACTACAAGCGTCGGCGGGATCAGCGCGAAGTGGTGGCCCTGACTTCAGGACGGCTTGTGGAGATTGTGACTGGCACCGGGAAGGGCATCAGCGATGACGACTAAGCGCACCCTGGCCACCGTGGTGGGGGCCGCTGCTGCGGCCATGCTTGTCACCCTCATTCCGCAGGAAGAAGGCGTCTGCCAAGTGGGCTACCGTGACCCGCTGGGCATTCCCACCAAATGCATGGGGGATACGCATGATGTGGTGGTCGGCAAGCCCTACACCGCAGCTCAATGCAAAGCGAGCATGGAGCAAGCCTTGATCACCCATTGCGGCCCGGTGGTGGAGTCGGCCCCGGCCCTCAAAACACATCCCTTTGCGCTGGCGGCGGCCTGCTCCTTCACCTACAACGCGGGGGTAGGCGCCTGGACGCATTCAGACGCCTACCAGCATGCCAAGCAGGGCCAATGGGCGGATATGTGCCGTGCCCTACAAATTGATGACAAGGGGCGCGCCATCTTTGTGACCGGGCGGGATCGCCGCACCGGGCAACGCATCCGCCTGGAAGGCTTAGTGAAGCGCCGTGCGCTGGAGCGCCTGATCTGCGAATCAGGCATCAGCAACCCCCAACCTTGGCAGCCCACCCCGGCAACCCGCACAGAGTTCAATCAACTGATGCGCGACTACGCCCAGGAAGCCGCCCGCCCGGAATACAACCTGATGGACATCGCACCATGAATATCAAACAATTTCCTATCTTCAATTTCCAGATAAAACCCATCTCGATTGCACTCAATTTATTACTCATTTCGAGTATTTGCCTCTTTGTTTATGTAGTTTTCAAGACTTCTGCTCCCCAGCCAGAAAACACCGCGCCTGCTGCCGCCCAATCCCAGGCCGATGGCAGCCTGATCCTGGCACGTACCCCACCCCCCACATCGGATGCCTTGCCCCCTGCCCCGCATGTAATCCCCAAGGGCGCAGTAGAAGAACGGCGTATCTCGGTGACGGTCAAGCCACACCCCCTGCCCGCTAAAATCACCACTCCGCCAGTAGATCAATCCAGCGCCCAGCCAGCCCAGGCCGATTGCGCCCCGGTCACGGTAGATTTGTCATTGATCCGCCAGAACGGTGGGCGGCGCGTGATCGCATCCAGCCCGGACGGCATCGTCATCGGTGGCCTGGATATCCCGATTGAGTCGGCCTTGTTGCCTGCCTCCCACCCCTGGGCCGCTGGCCTGAGTGTGGGGCACGATAAAAGCCCTGGCGTGTGGCTGGAGCGTGACCTAGGCCGTATCCGCCTGGGAGCTGAAGCCTTGCGCGAACAATCCGGCACCTTACAGGCGCGCTTGCGTGTCGGGTGGAGTTGGTAGGCCATGATCAAGCCCGCGAGCCTGCGTGAAGCACTGCTGCATGCCAATCCGCATATGAGCACGGCGCCAGAAAGATTTGCGCTCTTCATTGATGAAGGCGAAGTGCATGCCACCTTGAGCCGCGCCCAGGGCTGGCGCTATCAATACAATCTGAATATCGTCTTGGTAGATTTTGCAGGCCACCCGGATAGTCTCTTTGCGCCTTTGCTTGCCTGGGTGGCCACGCATCAACCCGACCTGCTGCAAAACCCGGATCGCTCCAAGATCAGCTTTGAGGTGGAGATCCTCAACGATCAAACCTATGACATCGCTATCAAGCTGAAACTCACAGAATCGGTCGTGATCAGTACAGCGGATGGAAAAGCAGACGGCCCACTCATGGCCCAGCATATGCCAGAACCGGTCATTGAAGGCATGGAAGCGGCTGGCGCAGGCTGGGAACTCTACCTGCATGGAGTTGAGACGGATTGGCCCATCACCGACCCGGACGCGGTGAAACTGCCATGAGTGATGAACTTGCCCCCCTGGAAGCGAGCCTTGCGGGCTTGATCGCCCACACCAGTGATACGGCCCGGCGCCAGATGGCCCGCGAGTTGGCCAGCAAACTACGCACTACCCAGGCTAAACGGATTGCCACCCAACAGAACCCGGACGGCAGCCCCTACGCCCCGCGTACCTCCCGCCTTGCCCCACAGGGGCGCATCCGTGCGAAACTCACAGCCCGCAAAAAACGCGGCCAGATGTTCAAGAAGCTGCGCACCACCAAGTACCTCAAAGTTGAGGCCAACCCCAATGCAGCCACCATCACCTTCAAAGGCCCGGTACAGGCCATGGCCCGCGTGCATCAGTTTGGCTTGAAGGACAGAGTCAGCCGAAGACTTGGGGCACTCACCGTCAAGTATCCCGCCCGGCAACTATTGGGGATCACGCAAGCAGAGCGTGCTGCGGTGGAAAACATCATCGTGGAGCATCTGGCGAAGTAACCACTACCACATACAGACACCCCCAAGCCAATATGTGACATTGATCACAGTTTCTTGGGTAGGAGGCTACACATGACGTTTGGGCGGGGGTATGCTGTTCGGAAAGTACTTAATGCTCGGAGCGGCTGTTATGCGCGTGATCATGTCCGTGACAAGCTTCAGTTAAAAATTCAACATCAGTCAAGGCTTAGGTCACCAAAACTCTCTATCCAAATTTATCGTGAGTACCACTTGTTTATGCGCGATCTACGATTTCTGCTGAAGTCCCACTACACTCGAAGCCGAGCACTTGTAATCGGAATTGACAACTACCTCAATGCTCCACCACTCGCGTACGCGGTAAGCGATGCAGAAGAATTTTGCCAAACACTTATTGAGTCACTAGGTTTTAAACCCGATGATATCAATTACTTGATTAACGAAAACGCAACTCGGCAAGAAATCCTAAAAGCGTTTCTAAGATTCTCGCGGGAAGATATTGATGTAGACGAAAAATTAATCATTTTCTATGCGGGGCACGGGTACACTCGTCAGGGGTCTCGTGGCGATATAGGATTCTTAGTACCACACGATGCTGACATATCCGACTATTCGACACTTATTCGCTGGGACGATTTGACAAAAAACTCTGAACTCATCAGAGCCAAGCACATTCTGTTCATCATGGATGCATGCTATGGAGGGTTAGCACTAATTAGAAACGTAGGTCCAGGTGGAGCCAGATTCCTGCAAGACATGATGCGCAGGCATTCTCGCCAAGTACTCACCGCAGGGAAGGCTAATGAAGTCGTCTCAGATTCCGGCGGCCCGATCCCAAATCACTCGGTTTTCACTGGTCATTTACTCGAAGGAATGCGTGGAAAAGCAGCTACGGAAGACGGGGTGATTACAGCTGCAGGACTCATGTCCTACGTATACAACAGAGTAGCCACTGACAAAAATTCAAACCAGACTCCACACTACGGCCACTTCGATGGCGATGGCGATCTCATATTAGTGCCACCCGATTTCCCATCGACAGAAGAGTCTGAAGCTCACAACGATGACCGTCTAATAAGTATCCCTTTCGCAACAGAGGCTCCAGAAGACGAAGGGACACTTGAAAAGATAAAACAGGCGAAAAAACTTCTTTCGAGTGACTCAAGCTCCATTGAACTGCATGACCTTGCTACAAACGAGGTTCGACGATTCCTATCACTTACATCTGAGGATAATTTTCCAGTTGAGGGGCATTTCACGCAGGAAGAGATGCTTGATCGAATCAGTAAATACGAAGACTCTATCGAGGATTTGTCTTTGCTCCTTGCGTGTATATCATATTGGGGCAAGTCATTTCACACCAATACGATGCAAAAATGCATCGCTCGCTCAAGTGACCGTCTAGAAACCCGTAGCGGCCTTAGCATCTGGATAAAGCTTCGATGGTATCCATTACTTTTGGAGCTATATACAGCAGGCATCGCTTCAATAGAAGCAAAACGATACGACAATCTTTGCGCTATTTTCTATACACAACTTCCTGCGAGCGACAGCCGCAATAGAAGCGAAATTTTCGTCGAAGCCATAGCTGACGAACTTGACAATTTCAATCTGAACAAAGTATTCGCTAATATCCCAGGTCACGAAAGACACTACACCCCACACAGCGAATATCTATTTAACCTTCTTCAACCAAAGCTGGATGATACTTTCTTTATTGGTAAAAATTATGAGNCAGTCTTCGATGAATTTGAAGTTCTATTTGCTATCGCAACATGCGACATAAACTTAGAGAAAAGGGGAAGTGGCTGGGGGCCTATAGGTCGATTTGGATGGAAACTACATCACAGAGGAAGCGATCCGCTTACCAAAATCATCAACGACGCCAATTTTCATAAGGAGTCCTGGCCACCGTTGAAAGCGGGGATGTTCGGAGGGGATTTTAGGAGATTTACCTCGGCGGCAAACGTGCTAAAAAGCAAAGTATCAGGCTTAAATTGGTTCTAACAAAAACACTCAAAGACATTCAAAACACGCACATTAAAATTATCTGCACCTCCCACGCCACACAAGACAAGCATTATTAAACATTCACCATGCCTTCAAGTACTCCACTTCTATTTTCAATCACACAACAAGTCATTAAGGAGACTGAACGACAGCTACTAGCAGCCCGGTCGTTTGGAAAAATCCCAGACATGGTAATTCGGACCATACTGCATCCTGTTCCTTTTTTATTTATTGGAGTCTCCGAGCTATTCAAACCAGTCTCAAAGTGGGCTTTTATTTGCTTCGTCGCACTAGCTCTGTGCTCTATTGTTATGTCAGGCCAAGATGTGCCGAAAGAAGCAAAATCATTCATATTTTCTTCTAGCATTATCATTCCAATGATTTTGGTGATCTTTGCACCGCCAAGCACGTTCGTATTTGACTCTATCAAAGACAATCAAATTTCTTCTCTTTCAGAATTTATTGAGTCTTTGGGATTTAGTAGCGAAGATGAGTTAAAGCACCTAGAAGACAACATCTCAGATATTTCCGAAAGAGCCTTCGCAAGAATAAAGTCCCTACAGTGGATTATTGCAACGGCGTGGGCCGTATATCTATACGCAGTCAATCAAATCATCAACATAACGCTAAAATTTGCGCCCGAACAATTTCAAAAAATGCTATCTGAGAACTTCTTAAGCTCTATTTTTCTTTTCACGCTGTTTCTATTTAGCATTCTGGTCATCGTGAGCTACAAGAAAGGACATGATGCAGTCTTCAGGCGGGTGCACTTTGCCATTCAGGAATTGAAATTTCAATTCAGTCTCAACAATGGCGTCGAGGCGTAATTCCAAAAGGAATAGCTTTGTCGTTCTACGCAACCCTACAACACCCACCGCGCGACACCTGACCTTGTGCTTGGCATCCTATCTGCATGGATGCCAATACCCCCAACGCCGAATTCTCCGACCTGCTGCGCCGCTTTGAGAACCTGATCCGTACCGGCTCAGTCTTTGCGGTGCAGCACGCCAAGCCGCCCCGCGTGCGGGTGCGATCTGGCGCGGGGGCGTCTGCACTTGAAACCACCTGGTTGCCCTGGGTGGAATTACGCGGTGGAACGACCCGCACCTGGAACCCGCCCACGAAAGGCGAGCAGGTCATCGTGCTGTGCCCAAGCGGTGATCCGACCTTGGGCGTGGTGATCCCTGCGCTCAATTCCGATGGCATTCCGCCCCCGGATGACTCCCCCTCTACGCACGTCACCGAGTACCCCGACGGGGCGCGGGTAAGTTACGACCATGCGGCGGGGCATCTGGAAATCTCCGGTATCAAAACCCTGTCCATCATTGCCAGCAAGAAAGTCTTGGTCGATGTACCGGAAACCGAATTTACGGGGAATGTCACGATCGGCGGCAATCTCTTGGTGAAGGGATTCGCCAAGATCATAGGACTGCTCACCTACATGGCGGGGTTGTCTGGCTCGGGTGGGGGTGCGGGCACGGTCATCTCAGGTCCGGTCAAGCAAACCGGGGGCGACTTTGTGACCGATGGCGATGTCATCGCGGGGAACATCAGCCAGCGTGGCCACACGCACCCTGAGCATGGTACGGGCGGGGGTACGACGGGAGGCCCCCAGTGAGTACCTCCACCGTCATGGCCACCACCGGCATGCACCCTGAAACGGGCCTATCCGTCTCGGGGCTGGCGCATATCCAGATGTGCATCGGCCAGATTCTCAATACGCCCCAGGGTTCCTGTGTGGCCCGGCGTGAATTCGGCTCGCTGCTGCCGTTCATGATTGATGCGCCCTTGAATCCGCTCACCCGTATCCGGGTGGTCGCGGCTTGGACTCGTGTCAATAACTGTACGGCCCCCCGAGTTGGGGAGGCTGAAAACGAAGGGGTGAATGATGAAATCGACCGCTTTGAACCTGCCACTTTCAAGGCAGACCATGACGATTGGGAGCAATACGACCGGGCCGTCGGGTTTTTATACCCCGGTGGCGGTGGTGAGTACCTGGATTAAAGCAGCCCCGCGAGATATCGACGCCCTGATTGGGGCAGTCGGGTTAATCGGCTGCGCGGTGGGAATGGTTTTATCGGTAGTTGAATGGATCGGCGATACAGTTTTTTATCGGAGAGGCAGAATGAGTACTGAAACCAACACGGTTAGCAAAGATATTTTGGACGGTATCGGCATTAAGCTGGTGGAGGCTGTGACTGCTGTTACCAGCATTCCGCCAGATCGGAGGCTGTGGGATAAGAAATCCATCGGCGTGTATTTTGATGTGAGTAGCTCAACGGTCGAGCGCATCATTGCACAGCCGAAATTTCCAAGCGCCATCAAGATCCCGGCAGGGCCACTTCGCTGGAAGGCTGCCGAGATTATGGATTGGGCAGAAAATCAGAATGGGAAGCGTGCTTCTCGCTCGTGATTACCCTATCTGGCCAGCAACCTCACTCATGTCAGTCTGGTAATACACCATCAACATTCTTATGTCCTTGTGCCCGGTAATCCGGGCCAAGGTCAGCACATCCACCTTTTTGGCAAGTCGGCTGGTGGCTTCACGGCGCGTGTCGTGAAAGTGCAGCCCTTCAATCAT